AGATCGTCGCAGAGAAAGACACCTTGCCCGCGTTCTCTTTGTTCAGCTCCAACCCGTCGAGGCCAGCTGGAAGAACCCAGAACCCGCCGCTATTGGCTGCGCTCTCATCTAGCAGCAGTTTGATGTTCTTCGTGTCACCAGTATCGGCCCAGCCCCGCCATGTCGGCCACGCCTCGGTTGTGACCATTCCGGAAATTGTGACGCTTGTGTCCTGCGATTCCAGATGACGTGTAATTACTGCGGGCATGTCCAGCGGGTCATCACAGTCAAGGCTAACACTTTCACCGCGGTTGTTCGTCAGGCTGATGCCAAAGGTGTTGGCCCCGCATGTGAATGCGAAAACTTCCGGATCCGCACCGTTCCCGATTTGGACAATCAGGCGAGTGGTTTCTTTTCCCGTTCCCATGTCGGTCAGTCCTTCTTCTCAGTGGATTTCGGTTCGGTCACGGCGACGGCGCTCTTTTCGCCGATCAACAAATCTGCCGTGTCCTTCGGCACGTTGTATTCGCGCCCCATCAAATAGCTGATGGATTGCCCGGAACTGATCCGGACATCCCTCTGCTTCGTCATCTTGATCTTCATCTCAACTTCCTTTCAGGGCTTGGTTGATTTTGCGGGTTAGCCGGGTTTTCGCGCGACGTCGCAGCGCCCGATATGTAGGGTAAAAAAAAGGACGCGCCGGGTTCTTCACTGTCCCGAATTCAACGAATGCCGCGTAGTAGGCTTCCTTGCTGCCTGCATAGATCGTGATCACCATCGATCCGCGATCGCCCCCGGAATAGCTGGTGACGACGAGGGACCCGGCGGGTTCATCCCCCCATGTCCAACCGATACTCTCCGACAGATCGCCGCTGATCCTGTTAACGCGGGATCGCATCTCTTTGACCATCTCTTCGGCGCTTTGCTCCATTGCATCCCGTGCAGCGTTTCGCACGCGCTGCGGGATACGCCGCCAGCGCTGCTGCAATCGCGCAAGCCCCTGCACCATCAGTCGCGCTCGAAATCGATTCCGACAACAATGATGCCGTGCGTGGTGACACCATCAGGGTCGGACAGGTGCCTCTTCGACAGGATCTGCATCAGGATAACCGAACCACCGACCAGATCCATGTCCTGCAAGTGCAGTGCGTTTCTGATAGCGCCACCGATGCGCTTGGCTTCCTCAGCACCCGCGCCGTCCTGCGACCAGACATCGATCTGCTGTGCCGTAGATCCGGCATCGACACCGGTTAGGTTTTCTTCGTCATCATCGCTCGGACCGAACGAAACATACGGGAACTCGACATCCTTTGGCGCCCTGTCATAGACCCGTCCATTGATCAAAGCCCTCAATGCAGGGTCCGCAGTCAGCAGCGCATATAGCGCCTGCTGCAACGCAAATTCGATGCTCACGGGGCCACCCCGAACTCGACCATGATTTCCAGATCCGCACGATCGTCCGAAGGCTGGATCGACCGCACCGCGCCAATCATTTCGTTATACCGGCAGCGCCAATCAGTATCGATCAGCGCCGCCTCACTATCGCGGCGGACAGTTACGATCACAGGCTGGCGCCCGACCAACCGCGCGGCCGCAACTGTCTCGCCACCACGCAACCATATGATATTGCTCCACCGCACAACCGCTGCATCTTCAGCCCCCCACCCCCGCCGTGAACCGCCAGCTCCATTCGGGGACAAGAGGGGCGCATCAAACGCGACACGCTTGTCTAATTTTCCTGCAGACATTGCCATGACGGGCCTAGACCGGGAACACGTGGATGAGCGGCGAGATCATCGCCTCTACTGCGAACGGCATAGCCGATGGCGTTCCGTTTGAGATTACAGCGGATCGGTTCTCGCTCCAGTGCGTAACGATAAAGCGAACAGCTTGCTTCAGGTTGTTTGGGACTTCGCTCGGGTCAGACCATCCGGCCACGAATTTCAGCCGATAACCCGTGGCATCGCTCGGCAAGCCAGAGACAGATGCACTTTCACCATCTTGCTGGATCTCTGCATCGAACTCCTCCCAGCCGTCAGCTCCATCCGGCCTCTCGACGGTCAGGTCGCGGCAATCTGGAAAGGGCAACGTAAACAACGCAGGGCCTGAACCGAAAGGGACAGTCATTGCCCAGGTCTGCGCCAAAATGCACCGGCCCAATCGTCCGGAATACCCGTCCATCCAATCCACCGCCGCACGCTCATAGGCTTCCAGCAACGCGTCTTCCTCAGCGGTCCCTGCTCGAACCTGCTGACGCAGATCTTCCAGCGTGACCAATGGCGACGCCGGTGCAGATATGCGAACCGGGCGCATCAGTGTGACTTGTTCTCGGGGGCCGCGCCCTGCGACTTTGTGTCGGCACCCGATGCTGGCAGATCGTCACCACCTGAACCGCCGGCCTTACCGATCGGCTTTACGTCATCCTTGCCCTGTTCCTTGCGCACAGCAGCGGCATCCTTCTTTGTTAGAAAACCCAACTCCAGCGCGGCAGATGCAGCGGCGCTGCCAGGTGCGATTTCCTCGCCTTTTGCGAAGGTCTGCGGATAGGCGGACCCCGGCACGACAGCGCGAAAAGTCTCAGTTGGCTTGATCACTTTCTCTCTCCCATGAAAAAACCCGCGCGGATCGCGTCCACGCGGGTTACAAATTTATCTGATCGACTAGATCAGGCGACGCACTTCAGGAACTTGATCGCGTCATCATTGGTCGGCATGCCGCCCAAACGCTGCCGCATGTGCCATTTAACGAAACCAGGCTTCGTGATTTCGTCCTTCGTGATTCGCAGCTCGTGCCGTTCAACCAGTGTGTAACCTGCACGGAAATCACCAAACGCAATGGGCGTACTGTTCGCAGCGATATCGGGCATCGTTTCGGCCGTAGCGACACCGTAGCCAAGCAGTGTGGCAGGCTGACCCACGGCAAGGCCATCGGACCAAATGAAACGGCCATCGCCATCTTTCATAGTGCGAACAGCAGATGTTGACAGGCTGTTCATCAAGAAGCGGCCGTTCATCCGATATTTCGACTTTGTCTCATAGATCAACTTGATGAGATTGTCGGCCGTGCCAATTCCCGCAGCAGCTCCGGACGCTAAGAACTGATAGACTTTATCAGTCCGGGAACCATCGGCCGTTGCAACTGGCGCGACACCCAACATGCCAAGCGGCTTCTTGACGCCATCGCCAGCGATGATCGCAGTGTCGCGACCGTTCGCGAACGCAACGCGTGCCGATTCCCGCAGCCAGTTTTCGATGTCGAAAAAGACGTCATCCAACTGCTCCTCTTGCGCCTCAGGGTACGCATAGATCGTGCCCATCGATGGCTCGGCTTCATAGAGGCCGGGCTTCGCTGTTGCTGAGCGGGTATCACCAGCGCCGACCCAGCCGAAACCCATTCCGCCCTTGTCAACAAGCTCTTTATAATCGCTGGTCCCAACCTGAACGACCTTCACCAAACCGGCCATGACACTTTCATCATGTGTCTTGGATTGTATTTCCTGTGCGATCACCGTTGGAACGGCGACGCCACCGCCCGCACCGGCTGTCGAACCAAGTGCCTTAGCCTCGATTTCACGCAGATGGGCGGACTTCGCTTCACTGCCACGATTTCGCATGAAGTCGATAAAGGCTTCCTTGTGCGCGATCTGGTCTTCGTTCGGGCCATCCTGACCATCGCTTCCGCGCCGACCAGCCTTCAGGGACGCTTCCTCGGCCAACGCCTTCGTGGCCTTCAGCTCGGCGAGATACTCCGTCTCGACCTTCTCCCGCTTCGAATCGAGGTCTGAAACCAGCGCTTCCAATTTGGCAAAGGAATCTTTGCTGACGATATCGCTCTTCATGTTTTTAACTTCGTCGCGCAGCGCTTGCGTGCCCTTCGCTTGGTCATCGATCGCGGTTTTTACTTCACTCAGAGTTGCCATGATAATCTCCTAGGACAACGAATTGATTAAGCTGGATGCATGGACAGCTTCCAGCAGTTCGGAATAGTCCCCATCGCCCGAATCCCTCAGAGCCTGGACACCTTTGAAGCCGTCGCGCATCAGCGCATCGACCACGTTGCGCGACAGATGCGAATCCCTCAGCAACTGCCGCTCGAAATCTCGCTGCGTCATCGCGGCGGCCTTATGCGCCGTGATCGTCGCCTCGGGATTCATCGGGAAGGTGACAAGTGACACCTCCCACAAATCTGCTTTTTCGATGACACGAACCCATCGGTCCTCGACCTTCATTTCGCGAAATTCCAGCGTTCGATATCCGATCGACAGACCATCAAGAGCGCCCGCTTTGACTAGGACATTCGCTTCGCGACCGGCTTCGATTTCAGTCAGCAGGTTTCCCTTTACGCGCAGGCCCTTCTCATCTTGGCTGATTTCGGCCCACGTGCCGATCAGGTGCCCTGGGTCATGCTGCCAAAGCATCTTGACGTTCCGGCCCGACTTGAGGCTATCGGTAAATGCACCAGCCTCGACGATGTCGCCGCCCTGATCCACGTTGCCAAATATCGCACCGTAACCCTCAATCGCGCCCTCTGCGGTCGCCTTAAAGCTCAGCGGAGCTGACACGCCGGTTTCGAGCTGCGCAGATTTACGCTCAAACTTCGTCATCATCGCTGTCCTTCTGGTTCGGGTTTGGGTTTGTCAAAAGCGGGAACGCCGGGTCATCACTGACACCTGCCGTTGGTAAGTCTTCCAGCTTGGCCACGGTCAGCGGTGACATCGCACCGACCGTGCGGAGCGAAACGTAAAGCTGGGCGCGCTCCGCTGGCGCGCCCTGCAACAGACCTTGGACTGCAATGTCGCAGTAGTAACCGGCGCGCACCCGCGCCTCCCCCAAAGCATCCTTGTCGAAACTTTGGCGGAACCGCTTGACCCACGGCAGGATGCAATCCTGCACGTGAATAATATTCCACGTGTATGCCGAGGCATTATTGTGGCCAGTGATTTCGTGCATCAATCGGGCGGGTTGAACCCGGTAGGCGCTGGCGATCTGGGTCACAACGCGCGAATACGTTTTGTCCTGCTGCAACTCATCCGGCGTCAAACTTAACCGGATGTAATTCAGCTTGCCCAAATCGACGGGCATCAGGCCGCCTTCCCCACTCGGGCCAAAATACATTTTGATGCGGTCGAGGAATTTCTGCGCCTTCTCTGTCGATGTCAGCGCCTCTGAGCTGATGATGCCATTCGGGCGCCCAGCCTTGCGGGCAAGCCCGGTCATCATCAAATCCAATCGACGTGCTAGATCAATCGCCTGCCTTGCGGTCTGTGTAACGTCCAAGCCGAGTTGAGGGCCGCGCAGGACCATCAAATCAGATCTGCTGACTTTCTCCCATTTGCCGCTGCTGAACTGGACTTCCCACTTGCCACGCTCCACACGCCAGCTGCCGCGCGGCAGCGGTGTAACTTCGCGCACCATTCCACCGACGCGGTTCAGATAGACAACTCCAGACCCGCCAAGTGCTGCGGAAGCTACAGTGGCCTCAATCCACTCCATGCCCGTGAACCCTTCGTCATCGTCCGTCGCAGGCCGCCCTATCCGGCTCAACACGACATGCTCCGGCTGATCAAACGCTGTTACGCTGCCCCCGTCCGTCGATTGCTTCAGCTTTGCGGGCAGCTTCGCGACATCTTCAGAGATCAC